GAAAGACCCCCTCAACCATATACTAACACTGATCCACAAGGTAATAATTCGACTCTTGTATGGGATCCTGATACAGGTGGATTCGTACCTGCTCCGGGTGTACCTGCTGGATCGAAACTGAATAGAGTTGGAACTCCATCTAATGCTACTACTCGTACCCCTACGGCTAGGGACATGGCAGCAGCAGAACAAAAGAAACTCTATGACATCTATACTAGTAATTCTAGGTATCAGAAATTCTTTGAAGAATCACCTGATGGATCGTTATTCTTTGGTAGGCGTCCCGAACCTGGGTATATTGAAACTGAAGCAGATAAAGCTGATGCGGCTTTATATGATGAAGTAGCTAGAAAAGTTAATCCAAATTACGTATCTCCGGGTGGAGCACCAGCTCCTAACTTAACAACTAAACCAACAGAACAATATAAGGTTGGACCACAGCAATTTGCCCCTCCCAGTAGTGGGCTTCCTAGTAGTGGTGGGGGTACTAATAGATTCAATGCGCCTACTACTGGACGGGGACTTCAACCAAGTTATGAACCTACAGCCCCATCAAGTCAGCCAACGAGACTGAAATATCTTGGGGATAATCAGTTCTATTCAGTACCTCCTGAAAAGGTAGAAGAATTCCTCCGCAGCGGCAGATACGTGAGAGAATAAGATGCCTCAAAAATACCGAAATTCGAATCAATTCAATATTGACGATGATGATCCGTGGAGTCCAGCTAATTTTGGACTAACTCCACATAAAAATCAGAATCAATTCGGTATGTCTGCTGAGGATGACCCTTGGAGTCCTCAGAATATGGGGCTTCAGCCTCTTTCTACACCGAATTTGAGGCCACCAGCGGAGTCAATGTATCAGCCTCAATCTGACTACTTCAACCCACGTCCACAACAGCCTCCTGATGATGGATTTGGATGGGATGACGTAACTCAGTTTGCTAAGGATGCATTTACTGTACCTAATGCTATTAGATTCGGTGGTTCTGCTGCTGGTGATGCTGCTGCGGCTGCATCATTACCTTGGGCTGTTGGGGCTGCAATTCCATCATGGGGTACAAGTTTATTAGTTCCTCCAGCTCTTAGATTTGCTGGTGGTTACTTCGGTGAGGCAGGTGGTAGAGCGGCTGAAGGTAAACCATTTGAATCTGGTATTAATACTGTAGAAGGTGGATTGAATTTAATCCCCGGATTAGGTAAAATACCGGGTGCTGGAGCAGGTGCTAGAGAATTACTTGAATATGGCGGAAAACAAGTTCTCTCTGGAATTGAACAGGGATATTTAGGTACGGCACCACGTAAATATGCTGCAGAAGGTATATTAACTGATCCGTCCAAATGGACTATGCCATCTGCTTATGAATTTGGTACTCAAGCTGCTGCGGGTGGTGCATTTAGTGGATTAACTGGACTTGGATTAGGCGCGGCTCATATTAAATATAAGGATTCATTAGCCGATTTACAGGCGCGGGCGGGTCAGCCCAGAACTGTATATGGTAAAGCTACCAGAGTCACTCCACAGGAAGCAGTAGTTGATCCATTACGGGGTATCGGTGAGCCTAACATGCCTCCGGGTATGCTTGGACTACCATCTGGCCCGCCACCTAGTCCAGATGTGCATCCAGTTACACCTGAATTCATGCCACCGGGAGCAGCTGAATTACCTGATGTTGTGACCTTACGTTCACCTGATGTAACTACTCTGAATATGTATCTTCAGAATGGATACGTCCGTGTGCCGGGATTACGTAGTCCAGAGGGATATGCACAATTAGTCCGTGGTGACGTGGCAGGACTGTATACTAATGCAGGTCAGACTGAAGCTCCGCCTCAGTCACCTATCCAATCTATCCAATTATCTCCAATACAGCAGATGCAGCCCCCTCCTGTACAACAGGCACAGGAGTCTGATTTTGGACCTGATTTAGATCTATATGGTACCAATAACCAGATGCAGGGTATCCCAGATCTTGATCTGAATCAACCGTCTGGTGATATTGGAAATCTTAGACTTCAAGGTACATTAGGTCAGAATATCGATCCTTCCACATTACCTCCTGCATTACCCGAAGGTATTGAAGGATTTGAAACTCCACCTGCACAGGGTGAAATGGGTCAGGTAGAGTTACCTCCATCTGAAATAGATAATAGACCATTAGACGTAATGATGGCAGAAGCATCAGAACGGTCTATAGCTAGAGATGCAGATAATCCAATTGATATTATCACTGGTAGACAAGAATTAGCTAATGCTACTACTCTGGCTGAAATAGAACAGATACATAGTTATTGGGATCTCGTGTATGATGCAGCTGAACGTAATAACCAGACTGATTTCATGGTACGTGCCAGCAGAATGATGGATGAGGCTAATAGGAGATTTGGAGAATTAGAAGCTCCTGCTATGGGTACTGCTGGTACTCAGCCTCCATCTACTGTTGGTCAGTTTCAACCTGCTACGCCTGCTCCTGGTGGTGGATACGTTCCTACTGGTATAATGGCTGGTAGAACTGTTGATAATCCTCCAAATAATGTGACAGGTAGATATGATATTTATCGTGCTACTACTGTAGATGAGTTGGATGATGTTTATAACTACTGGAATCAAGTATATGATGACGGAGTAAGACGTAATGATGGTCAGGCTACTAATCTTGCTCGTCAAATGATGCAGGAAGCTAATGCTAGAGCTGCTACACTTGCTACCCAATCACCTGATCCATCACAGAATATTCCCCAAAGACCTGATAGATATAATGAACCTATTTATAGTCTAGTTGATGCTAATGAATTGCATATTGTACAGTCTATAGATAACATGCGCGATCTGGAGAATCTGGAACGTCTCCAACAGATCGAAGCGGATACAGTCCTTCAGAATCAGGCCCAAAATGGAGTGGATGAACCTCCCAATCAGAGAGTTCAAAGGTTAGTTCTTGAGGATGAAACGCGCCGTCGTAGGCTTGAATTGACAAGTGCGCATCCTGATCTGTTGGCGGTTTATGATATCCATTCTGCTACTGGAATAGCTGATGCAATAGGTGGCCGTCTGCGTCAAATCGTTGATGCACAGAATTCAGGTAATGATGTCTTACTAAATCATGCAAGAGAGGTAGCTCAAGAACTTAAGGATCGCCAAGATCGTATGGTTGATCCCAATACGATGGAATTTCATGGTGCGTCTGCATCACCATTAACTTCTGCTGCTATTGAACCATCTGTAAGCATGGCATCTCAACAAATTCCATTTACTGATGCTGAGAATGCAATTATCAGCACTTTGAATATGAGTACGAGTCAAATGATTGATACCATCGAAGATATACGAACCTTCGATCTACCATCATTACATTTATTACATGATGATTGGCATTATGCACAAACACAAGCTATAGATCATCATGATACTCATAGTACTAATGAAGCTACTCGTATGCTTGATCTGATTAACTTAAGAATTCAGACCCGAACTAATCCACCTACCACTGCCTCTACTCAAACTGCTTCTGAAATTATATTAGCAAGACCAGAAGTAACTGAACGCATGAGAAATACACTAGGTAATATGGATTTAGAGGCTGGGGAAGTATTTCATGGTGTAACTAGAATTTTGGATGCTCCTGATATACCTGCATTACAGAATCTTCGTACCCAATGGGGTACTGCATGGTCTCAGGCCACTGATGCAGGGGATCTATCGGGAATTAATGATGCTGATGATATGTTAGAACTAATTGGTCATAGAATTGTAAGTCTACGTCAACCTGGATCTATTACTGGTACTACTTCAACCTCTACAACCAATAGGCCACCAGTACATAGACCTGTTCCACCTCCATATACACCAACTCAGCGACGTGGACCTGCATTTGAAATAGGACAACAACCACGTAATACGAGTCAACGATATGATATGACTCAGGAGCAGTACGATCGTATTGCTAATTCTCCCTCAGTACAGACACATCTAAGGCAACATACTGGCGGAGTAATGAGACGGTTAACTACGCAGGAAATGCGAGATATTACTGCCAGTTCTCGCTTGTATGATTGGGCGGGTTTCGGAGAAGATGTAGCTGATGGAGCGGGTAATGGACCACCCGGACTAAGTGTTGAGGTAGTCCAACCACCCAGCTATTCTAGCCGTCCACGTATTGTTCCGTTACAAGGAGTGACTGACCAACATCCTCCAGGTAAATATAATATTGTGTGGAGAAATGCTCAGGGAGAACCAGTTGTAAATGCTATCATGGAGATTTACCAAGATGGTAGCAGAATGGTGAATAACCTTGGGGGTCATGTAAGTTCTCAGGTATATGATCCTGCTACACAACAGATGAAAGACATTGCAAATCCAGACTTCACGCCCGCATTCAATGCTGTGGGTAGAAGAATGGTTGAATTGGATGCAGCAGTAACTCATGGGTCTATAAGTCATCATACTGGTAATCTATTGGTCGGAATTTTACAGGGTGCTAGGATTGCAGGTGTTACACGCGAAAGACAACGTAGACCACCACGTCCCGGTTCTAATCGTGCGCGTGCGTTAGAAGCTGGTTTACCTGATCCTGCTCTGGCACTGAGAGAACGATCTAGTGGACCTGATAGGAGTGGTGAGGGTGGACATGCCAGTCTTGACGTGATGGTAGCTATGTATGAGGCTATCCAGAAAGGTCTAAAGGCTGCTCCAAATCTATTCAAGAGTAAAGCTAATACATTCCCAGACATGGTTAAAGCTCTTGAAATCGTAACTGGCAAGTCTCAGTGGTTTTTGAGTAAGGTAGCTAAAGAAACTCAGGACACTTACAATAGAACTAAAGCTAATATGGGAAGCGAACGTGGGGCTATCAATATACCCGGTAAACCACCTATGGAGGGGCCGTCACGTCAGCCTCTTATGCAGAAGATGGGTATCGGTCAGGGAACTCAGCCTAATAGTGAATATAGTTTCATTAGAGAGGCATTAGCTGTACCCACTAACTTGACTACATCTATGGATGCGTCCGCGCCGGGGCGTCAGGGGCTACCAAACATTCTAACTAAGGACTTCTGGATAGCCGCAAAGAATATGTTCGGTGGAATCTCACCTGCTGGATTTAAGCAGATTGATGATGCACTGAAACAGACCCCACTACACAAGCAGGAAGTCGATCCAAGGACTGGTAAGTTACTACCATCATTTGGTATGCAGATTGGATCGAAACTATTCAGACCTGCTAGTGAGGCTGGTCCACACGCGGAGGCCACTGCCAGTAGATGGCTTGAGACTGGTGGTTTATTCGGTCCTGAGCGGATCTTTGGAGTGAATAATCCTCTCAGATCTACATGGAAACATACGGCCGGAATTGGAATCCGCGCATCTAATAGGATGTATATCACCTTCCTGAATCACCTGAACACCAACAGGACTCAGAAGCTACTTGATCTAGCTAGGGATATGTCCATTGAGGGTATTACTACTGGACGTATGCCCATGCCGGGTGTAATGGGTGGTATGCAGATTGGTGGTAAGAGACTCGGATTCACTAAGGCTGTATCACCCCTACAGGCTATGGATAGAAATCCATATCATAACTTAGTGTTAGCTAGGGACATCGCAGAACTGGTGAATGTGACCACAGGTCATGCTACTGCAAGGGGCGCATTAGAGACTGCAATCAAGAAAATTGGACCTGTATTGTTCTCACCCGGTCTATTGAATAGCCGGATTAGAATGCTGAATCCTTTCACTTACATCAAGGCTGATCCATTCGTTCGTAAGCAGTATCTTAAAGCTGCACTATCTACTGCTGCTGCATGGTGGGTGGTTGTCGAATTAGCTAAGATGGCAGGTGGGGATGATGTAGAGGTAAGTACAGATACCAATAGTGCAGACTTTGGTAAGCCTAGAATTGGTGACACGCGCTTAGATCCGGGTGGTGGCTTCCAACAGTTCCTTGTACTGTATAGCAGACTGTTGAGTGCGGGAGCCACTTCATCGAAGAATCAGAGATTCCATCCATTCGGTAAGGGATACCAAGCTGAAACTGCACTGTCCGCTACTCAGAGATTCATGTCTAACAAGCTGAATCCAGCAGCTAAGTTTGCATATGATCTGTGGGATTCGTCTGAGTATAAGCCGCTTCACTTGAAGGACAGAACGATGCAGGCTTTCGCACCACTTATTGGACAAGATCTCTATGAGATCTATAATGAAGATCCAGACCTACTGCCGATACTTGGACCTTTAGCGGCAGTAGGTATGGGTACTCAGATCTATGGTAAGGGTGAATCAGTCGGTAAATTCATCGATCCAAAGAATGATATTATCGTTCAAGGTGATATCCGTCCTTGGAAGTGGGGTGGTAAGCCTCCGGTTAGACGCCGGCGTCGGTTCTAGTTACTTCACCCGCACGCGGACCTTTGTCAGAGGGAATGGACTCGAATGTCACGTTGACAGTCCGTCCATTCTCTACATCTAATGCCAGATCATTCCAGAATCCATTAAAATCCTCCTTGTGGAAGAAGTATTCCTTACCATCTTCCGCACGGATGAATCCATACTGCTTCATACCTGCCACATTCTTTACAAATCCGTTCATCTCGGCCTCCTACATCTATCGTTAGCACACTTCTCATTACGTCCGAAATTCGTTAGTCTACAGTCAGGACACTTCCAACTCGGCACATCCATGAATTGACGTATCCATTCATGGTCTATCTGAGTCTTTATTACTGGTACTACTTCATCTTCTTGATGGACTGGAATTGGAATCATCATCAGACGCGGCCTCACGCAGCACGGCTTCCACGTCAGCCCATGCCACGAACGGCTCAGACTTACCGTGAGGCTTCTCGGCTCGCACGCTCCATGTCCGTGGTAGCTGTCGCAGCCGCTCCTCTCGTGATTTAGTCATTTATTCTTCCCCGCAAAGAGTCTCAGATGTTCCTGCACTACATTGTCTGGCATGATATAGATGATCTGGTTGCCAATCGATTGAGTCTTAATCATTCCTGCTTGATCGAATGACATCATGATATCATCTAGCTCAGTCGCATCCTTGTAGTGTGCCCACATTCGTTTCAATAGCATAGCTCGACTGATCTGGTGCGTGTCCCTTCCTAGTAGCTCCTTGATAATCAGGGTCTTAATATTCTTAAACTCACTCAGACCCTTCTTACCATGAGTCATTTCCCTGACATTACCTATCAGCTTCTCACAGTAATCAATAGCCAATTGCATTGATTCCTCATCGATATACAGCTCGGGAGATCTTGCTAGGGATAGAATCATCGCTACCTTCAATACAGAGTCACCGAATCTATTGAGAGTTCCTGTCTCATCCTTGATCTCTTGGTTATGGACAGTATCGATGAACTCTTCATACCACTTTTGATACAGTAGACCCGCGTCACTAAAGTAGTTAGTCTCTCCCGTTACATGCTCCAGAAAAGGTATATGATGTAGTTCAGTTTCCTCCTTTGATGCTAGTGGTGCGAATGCGCCCGTCAGTTTACCTAGTTCCTTCAGATACTCTATCAGCTCTGGATATTTAGGTGGATTGGTTAATGGTACTAGTAGACTGTTGGCTCTGTTTCGTTTCGTTTCAGTGATGATGAATGTACGTGCGAAGTAGCCCCCATGTACGTCTTTCTTTCCAAAGAACTCGACTGCGTGCGCGTCATTCGTAGCAGTCAGCATGGTAATCGTAGGATCCTTAAGACTAAACGTCTCCATCTTCAGTAGACTACGCCACTCACCTATATTGTACTGTCTGTCATACAGGTCAGTGAGAATGTCCATAGCTACGGGATCACTCACGATAGAACTTGTCAACTCAGAACTGGCGATAAAGATGGTAGACTTATTGTTTACTTTACCACCTGGCTGAGTCTGTGCTGTTCCCATCTCTTTCAATATACCCTGAATAGAGCTACGCCCTGAGATGATCTTCGTGGAGTTCACCCCTCGGACTAACTGCTTAGCCATGCTAATCGGTGGCCCTTTCTTTAAGCCTGATTCAGCATGTAACATGACGTAGATGTTAGGGTACAGATTGTAGATCTGACGGTTCATCCAAACATTATCTTTCAACACTGCACTGATGGCAGCTATACCTCCCCATAACCAGAAGTTCGTAGGTGATTCTAATTCCGAGTGTTGACTCAACAGTTTTTCCAGCCATGTCATTACTCATCCTGTACCAAGAATTCTTCAGTTACAGTTTTAGGTACTGGTACTAGTTCAACCTCGTTAGGGAACTTGAATTTTTTCAAGTCCTTGTAGTTCTCTCCTACCTCCACATCACATGGTATCTTTAAGTACCTTCTTGGAAGGGAGCAGCATGTGAAGTTGATGGGCCTCTCCATTTCACGTTTGGCGAGGGCGATAAAGTCATCGAGATACTCCACTCTGATACTGAATAACAGAGCGTCATGAGCTTCAAGAATAATTTTAGCCTCTCCGAACTGTCGTTTAATTCTGATACCAGCCGCTTTGGTATTATCAGTAACGGCTCGTTGGGGAAGATAGGCGAGAGCCTCACGGAACAAGTCATCTCCCCATCGTTCATAGAAAATACGTACGCCTCCTCGTTCGGCATCAATCCCCCAAGGTAATGGAGCCGTCAGACGACGGTTCTGTTTGAGACATTCGATTACTTCTGCGTGAAATACTCTCTGAATCTTTGGCTGCTTAGAATGGAATATCTTGAGAGCCTTTTCCGCAGTAGCTTCATTAACGGTGATAGGAATCTTATATTTCCGCGCCTGCGTATTAAGCTCCGTCGATGCTCTTCTTTTGCCCGCGCCAAGATGTCCCGCATGACGTAGAGTCTTACCGGCGAATCGAATCGGTGACTCATATCCCAGAACCTTCTTGGAGTAATCCGCTTCACACCCACCGAAAAACCAGCTTGCAGTAAGCGCGTGATAGTCATGTTCGTCAATGTCCTTTAATGCCTGTTCGTCCGTAGCTAAGTTAAACACTACGCGCGCCTCGGCTTGAGATGAGTCTAGTTGAACGAATATTTCACCCTCTTCAGGCTCATACATTCCACGTACATCAGCACCAATATCCCCATGCTTAGTCATTACCTGAAAGGCTGTACCCAATACTTTGAAGTCCTTCTTAGCACCCTTACCCACAGTATCTACCAGTGGTCTGATAGGTGGATCCTGTTGTCCTGTACTTGATCTACCTGTTTCGAGACACGGAAAACAAGTAGTCCGCATCTTTCCATCAAAATCAGGTATAGCCAAGAGATATGTGGATATAGTTTTCTTGACTCTTCTCCTCTCCAGACACTTCTCAATCCATGTCCGCATTCCTTCATCTTTAACTCCACTCTGTAGATTCAGTAAGGCAGTCAATTCCTCTTCCCCGACACCTTGTCTACGGGGTAGTTTCCAATTGTCGAACAATAAACTATGAACTTGGAGAGGGGATGAGACATTGACATCGACACCAGCTATCTGGAACATCTCGAATTCCAGTCTGGTATCCCAGTCTACATACTTAGTAATCAGTTCAGCACGCTTAGTCTCATTCACTACGAAGCCATTGTTCTCGATCTCTAGATAGAAGTCAGGGAGTTTCATGAGGAAGTTTTCATAGAACTTCCGTACCCCCAACTCATCTAAGTCCGCGTCCATAGCTTCATCTATTTCGTATGTAACACAACTATCCCTAGCACATCCGAGCAGGAGATCTCTAAGTTCCCCCTCATACATGCCTTCGTCTTTATAGAAGGGTTCTCGCGTGTAGATACTTGTACTAAATGCAAGCCCTTTTGGGAGTTCAGGGTTAATAGCGAACGCTTTGATAAGAGTATCTGAGTGTATTCCTCTAACGGCAAACCCAAGTCGCTTGAGCTTATCTCTGTCATAATTAAAGTTTTGTCCGACAATATCTTTCTCCCATAATACTTTTGCCAGTAACATCCATATGCTAGCCAAGTCACTATCTGGTATATTGGATATACCATCTTTGTTCCACAAGGGAACTGTCATGCCGTGGTTTTTATTAAACGCCAGCCCAACACAGATGGGTAAACAGTGACCCCCGGCTTCAATATCCACTGATACTTTGGTACAGTCCTTGTATCTTTGGAGGAACTCATATAACTCTCCTGAGTTGTTACACACCTGTAAGACACGATTAGGAAGGTTCATCAGTGGTGATTGAGCCTCTTCCCATGCGCGCTTGAAGTCGAAGATCATTATTTGTCTGTTCCAATAACCCTTGATTTCTCCACCCGCCCCACTATGTAGAAGGTGCGCGGGATGATAGGTAGGAACAAATTTATGGCCCATGCCTCTGAGGATAGAGCCGCGAAACTTGCTAATTTTAGTTTTCCCGCTGAGTGCCCATAGAGCAGTCCCACCGAGAGCGAGTATAGCGTTAGGTCTAATGTCATCTAGTTCTGTCCTCAGCTCTACCAACTGTTGGTCTACATCTATACCTGCACTGATAGCCCTGTCACGGAATGAGCTTCTCTTCTTATCCAAGTTAGGGGGAACCATGTACTTACATACATTGGTAATCCATGCCTCTGACCTGTTCATCCCCGCGTCCCTCAGTATCCTGTCTAACTCCCTACCTGATGGACCTACGAAGGGTTTACCTGCTGCTACTTCCTCATGTGATGGAGCTTCACCCAGTATTACAAACTTAGCACCAATTGGTCCCATTCCTGGGACATATTTATTACTCATTTTCACGACCTAAATCTACCTTATCAGGGTAATCTTCTAGTGCTTCCATTATGTCGAACGCCAACTCAATCGTCTTTCCTGTAGACAAGTTTCGGAAATGTTTCTTTATCACTAGAGCTATCGTTCTCACCTTTTGGGATCTTGTCACATCTGAATTCCTTTGCACATATCGTGCAGAAGTATCTGAAATTATGTAGCAGTTCCATCAAATCTTCCCTATCATTCTTGCAATACGGACATTGGAGTCTCATCAGGTTTCTCTTTCTCTACCACACGCACTCTAATGGCACGGAATCCACGACCAGGAATCTGGAGAGGTGTAAACTCAACATTCATTCCAACCTTCAATTCAAGGAATGGAATCGTATCCTGACGTAGTGCAGTCCAATGAAAGAAGATGCGTGTAAACTCAATGTCCTTGCTTGAAATGAATCCCCATCCATCTTTACTTACTTTAATGATGCGTCCCACAACTTTAGTATCAGTCATCTCTCTCACTCTCATAGTAAAATCGGAGGCCCACTCGTAATCTGCACAATGGCAGTATTGAGTGGACCCCCTATCATCGACTAGTTAAGTCAGTGTCAACTTATGCTACAGACAGGTAGCAAGTTCTGAGCCTCCGATTAACTAGTCTGATGAATCCTTTTCTTCCTCTTCATCTTCCTCGTCCTCGAACTCGTCGTCCTCATCTTCCTCTGTCTCTTCATCCTCGTCCTCAATCTCTGCGACGACTGGAGGATTGATCGGAAGATCGATCTCGTCATCTGACTCTACGGCCGCTTCATAATCTGTCATGTAATGTTGCATCACACACTCTCCCTTGGACTAGCTTAGTGTAGTCACGACTTTATTAAACGTGGATCCAGACTATCGTCTAGAGCGGTGGTTAGCTGTTGACTACCATCAGAGACACGAATAGTCCAGACCCACGGCAGACTAGCTACGAACCGGACGATACTTGTGGTTCACGCGATTGACAATACGACCCTGCCACTCGCCGTTCTCCACAAACACTTCCAGCGTCTTACCTACAGCAGAGTTCAGCTCATACCGCTGATCCTGCTTAGCCTCGACTCCAAAGGATGCGAGGAATCCCGAAGCAAAGCCAATTGCCTTGCTATTGAAATTCCAAGTGATGGAAACATCCTTGAACTCTTCTGACCCATTGTCAGCGTTCTTGACGATGGTACCGTCTACCGGGTAATTGGTAGAGCCGCCATCCTTCGATGGAGCCTCCCCAATACTGTTGATAGTCATGACGTACCATGCCGGTTCCACGATCTTACCCCGGCTCAAATCTGACGCACTGAATGTGATGATTGGCACACTTGTCTCTCTTTCTGTGTTGTTGTTTAGAACGTCGTCGTTGGTGTTGCTGTTGTTCTGGTGATAGCTGGTTTGATGTAGGTGTCATAGATTGGCTTATCGCCAAATACTATTTCCTTGTCCAAACCGATTTCGGACTTAGCAAAATCATCACCAGTATGCTCCGTCAGTAACGAATATTCACCTCCTTGATTGGGATCAAAACCCGACTTAATATTGAAGTGATAAATTTCACCACAATAAGCCGGAATTTTCATCGCAATATTCTTTCCCGCCGTAACGATCTGACGGGATATGTGTGTAGTCTTTTTCGTCGTATCCCTGTATTCAGCTTTGATTACATGGGCTATAATGACCACGTTGATACCATGATACTTATTGATATCTTTAGTAATGGCTATCAGTTCCCCAAGTGCTGCCGACTCCGCGTTATAGTCCTCAATTTCATTGACTGCGATGCCAGCAATCAATTTACCTGCTGTAGCACCAGACTTACGCGCCAGTCCATACTTCAATGCTGTAGTCTGTCTGAGAATACTGTCAGCACATGATGTGATGGAATCGATCACGATAGTCTTGTATGGACAGCTCACTTTGAACTGTTCCAACTTGACCCGCGCCTTAGTCCAGTCATCATAGTCATCATACGAGATAGTCTTAGGATCGATACCCCATTTCTTCATGGGCATAAAGATACTACTCATCTTTCTATCCCATGAGAACCAATACTGTGGTCCGGGGAATGATAGAGCCTGAGTAGACTTGCGTGTCCCAGGCTCCCCCTTAAACAGACAGTAGAGAGATTTAAAATCCACGTCACTCATTGTCGGCATTATTCTTCCTTCTCGTAATATAGAACGACTTCATGTCCGTGAAGTAATACAACTTGACCATCCTCACTTTTAAGGAAGTCCATCACACAATCACGATGAAGATAACAGTCCCACTCATCACAGAACATCAAATCTTCTGATTTGATTTCCTTATTGCAATGGAAACAATTATCATAGTTAGATTTGCCATGCATCTCACCGAATGGATGCTTCGGAGTGATTGGATAGATTCCACCACAAGGCATTATATTTTCTGTCCCCTCAACAGATAATAGATTTCATTGAGTGCGCTAGCTATACGTGGATAGATGGGAGCATTAGTAGTCCACATACCATCTTGGAATTCAAGTATGGTTGCGTGTCCCTTCTCCCTTTCCTCGTCTGGAGCTAGTTCTATCTTAATAGTCTTGACTTTCATTATTCCTGCTCCTTTACTTCCAGCCTACCAGCCAGATAAGCATCACGTAGAATCTTAGCCATCCTAGACTGTGCAAGACCAGCAGTAATACCCATAACTTTACCAACTTGAGTGATGGTAACGTATCCCTGCATCCATGCCAATCCAAGTTCAATCTCTTCCTTACTTGCACTCCTACCATAGTTCTTACGCATAGGAGTAGCCAGTGCCTTATCAAGTAATGTTAGTTTTGTCATTAGTCACTCTCCTTTATTTTACTTCAGTCAAATACTTTATCATCTCTTCCGATGTCTTAAAGAAAACTGTAGCTCCGTCCTTATCGTATTCAGTTTCACTCTTTCCATTAAATACGACGTAACCAGTCGCGGAATACTGATCCTTCGCAGCAATATAATTGATACGAAGTTGATATCCTGCATTATCTCCAGCCGCTTTTTTTAAGTCAATCATTAGTGTGCCTCCATCTTAGGAACTACAACGAATCCGATGATCGTAGGATCATCACATGACTCCATGATATGCTCTAATTGGATATCAGTGATATTGATTCCATCTACACTGAGGAAGATTTCAGTCTCATCCTCAATATCCTTCAGTTGTTCCTTCAGCTCTTTTATCTTCACTTCTTCACCTCCGCCCTCTCTAGTAATTCAATTAGTTCCTTGCCTTCACGCGGACTCAGAGGACTAACTGCTGATGCTACAATCCACACAATGAGAGTGTGAACTACATCCTCTAATACATCCAATTGACCCATGAGTTCCTTGACACGACTCTGTAGAGCCATAATTTCTGCTGCTTGAGTGGGCATTATTCATCCTCCTTATTGACTGGATCCCATACGGGGACCAGTACGAACTCATTCCTTAGAGTCTCTTCCCTCATATTTCTGTCACTCTCACAGACTGACTTATAAGGACATGGACCGAACATCGTGTCGCAGTGCGTATAGTCTGGAGGCCAATAGCCTGACTCAGAGAATTGAATATACTTATACGCATAGTATGGCAGTATCTCTGACTGCCACTCCAACAGTCTATCCGCACTGTAACTCGTTATTTCTCTTGTAAGTCTGTCCTTAATCGGTAGGGTTGTCTGCAACCCTATTTTATTGACAATGACATTCCTACTCTTCAACAGGAGGCATTGACCTGTGAACTGATTACTTAGACTTGTCTTGTCACGTCTCTGTTTGAATGTCTTATGATCCATCGACACAATTCCAATTTGGTTAGTGTCAACGATTAGATCGAACTTTGCTTTCCAGAGTATTCTAATTTCGTCATCTTCATACAATACCTCCCCTCTAACTTCCTCAGCCGCGAGTGGAATGTGCGCATCATTCTTATAGAACTCGAAATACTGTTCACAAGTATCTAATGCGAACTTCCACCCTACGGTATACTTCTCACTGAGTTCCGGGGTATTCTGTAACCCCGGATACTCTCCTTGTTCATGCCCGCATGATGGATGCTCATTGTGTACGTCACTACAATGAGGACATCCAATCACATACATCTGACCTGCTACTAGACTTTGACCGATACTAACGTCACGCTTGAATCCCTTGATCATATGCTTGTAATAGACTTCAAGCACCTTATGAATCAATGAACCCACTTCCATACTGTTGGACTTACCCTTAGCTGATACGAGCCGATGATTGAATCTAATGTCATGATATCTAGCACATGACATTAGACTCGATAGAGCTGTCGCATCCAGACTGATATTCTTCTTCGGCTCTGGAATGATATCCATTACTCAGTCACCGGCTTGAACTGCGCGTAAATCGTACGAGGAACCTCATCGAAATACTTCAGTAGAGATGGGCATAACCAGCCATGCATATCCAGTGATACACAGTGATACCAATTACCTGACATCTCTTCACCAGTCCACTCCATCATTAACTGATGTCCTGGGAATGCTTCCCCAGAGAATAGAACTGTGATCTTATCCTTACCCTCCGCCATCTTACTAATGATTTCATCTGATCCCGCAATAAATGCTTCCTTGATCAGATCCTTCTCAGGATCGTCAAAGACCCACTGACCCTTATACTTGTAAGGGTGTAATACACTAATGTTATTCATTGAACAACTCCTTGAACTTGTTCAACCTGTTCTTCAGTGACTTGTTTTCGTTTGTCGTCTCGATAAGAAACTCACGCATGTCCTTGAGTTCCTTGATAAGATTATCCAAGATCTGAACTGATGCATCTAATTGTCCCGTAGGCTTCTTGACTGTCTCAGTCTTGACCTTGGTACGCCTGTAGGACGAGTGGTTCATCTTCCTACGGTATGCCCCCACGAAGTTAGCCAATGAGTCTGGAGTAGACTCTACCCCAAGCTCCTTAGCTTTCTCCATAAGGATCTTAGCATTAGCTCGATTGTTCAGTGTAAAATCGATGAACGGAATAAACACCGGCAACTTCCCGTATCCAGTTACTTTAGTATTCATAGTTTGACTCTCCTTTACTTCCTCAGTTACTTCAAATTTCTGCACAGGCTCAACGGACCCCAAAAGCTCCTTGACCTGACGTGCGATAGTACCTGTCCCTAACGGATTGAAAACCGTCAGGTGCTTCTTACGTGCCTCGGCTACAATCTTACCGAATGCATTGTGTCCAATGAATCGTGTGAAAAAGATAGCCTGCACATTCTGTGGTATGTCTTTCCTTACCCAGTTCTCGTGCTGTCCATCCCACATAATTACTCTGGGATGTGTCCTTAGTTCCTCATCGAAATTACTTGCCTTAGTACCCACGATGAGGATGTTACCGTGCGACAATGGTGCGAGTGGCTTCATATCAGTCATATACATAGTTTCTCCTTTAGTTTATGGGGATGGAGGGAGTCGAACCCTCATGTCGTTAGACGGCAGATTTTAAGTCTGCTGTGTATGCCATTTCACCACATCCCCACGTAAACTACCGATCCTTAAACATTTCGTCCCATTCATCAGGTGTCATTCCTGTCATTAGGAACTCTCGCTCACCTGCCATTAGAAATGGAAAGGCGACTTGAATCATCTCGCCGTTCATCCATTGAAACCAGCCACGGTTGATCTCGTGGATACTGGCTTTGAAAATCATTGCTTTCGTGCCACAAACTACCTCCGTGCTATTACCAGGCGGAGGTAGCTCGCGCATCACGTATGTCATGTTCATCCGATTCATACGTGTAATATTATAATCGTGTCCAGAGTATTCAGACAGATCATATTCATCATAGTTACTCATAGTTAGCCTCCCTCATACATTTCATTATCCTTAGCTTCCTTGTCTTTCCAGAGCTGTTCCTCCACCTTGAGGAACTCTGTATACTTTTCCTCAAGTTTATTGTCCTCGTAAACACGCACGTCCTGACCGAACTGACGCATCCAGTCAAGAAACAGATCGATACGATCTGCCGCATCATGATCTGAAGTCGTATCGAATACTGGACCGAATGCCCAACCACTGGTTGAGCAATACATCACAGCATCATCACCGTCTGTCAAAGTATGAACACCCATTAGTCACCATCCTTTTCTTTATCCCACTCATCGTCAAGTAGAGTCTGAATTTCCTCTACCTGCTCTACAGTTACTTCCCGCGTCATGCCCTGTAGTTCATAGGCTGTCAGCCCATTAACATACACAGGCCACACGCCCCTCACGTCGATATATGCTCTACTCATTAGTCACTCTCCTTCTCACATTTAGTGTGGACCAACATATAAAAACTTTCCTTGATCCCTAGCTCTGTCTCTTCTGGATGAGTGCGTATCACCATACCGTAGAATGTCTGACGCACGTACTCTCCCAGAACTACCGGCTGTCCACAAATATTACACACAGGATCCATACCAAGTGCTGAATCGTATGGAAAACCGGGATAGTCAGGGTCCATTTCCATGTCTTTTTCATTCATTAGTCACTCTCCTTTTCTCTTCTTTCTTTAGATATTGTCTTAGAACTTTCTCTACAAAGGCGGACAGGCTAATATACTCTCTATTAGCCTGTTCCTTAGCGTCTAACCACAACATATAGTCCTTGACGTATAGAGTCTTAGTTCCCATTATGGCAGCCAATCCGTACGTTCCTTAGCATACGCTTCCAAACTGCATAGCATATCAGTTACCCACTCGTAACCCGGTAAAGCCAATCGAGTGACTGTAGCGATGAGTGGCTGAAGCTCATAGAATCGAGTACGAAACTCCAGCCTATCATCTTCCATGAACTCTGGAGACATACGATCCAATGATGCAAATAGCATATCAATCTCTGCATCAGCGAGCTGAATCAGATCACGTATCTGATCACCCGGCAGAGAAAGGATCCACTCATCGATCCTTTTCTGCCATGCCGATACATCCCGTAGAATGACCTGAGCATCGTATGGTCTAATTGGACGTGGCAGTGCGCGCATCCTGATAGTCCAATCAGACCACTTGATAGTGAGTGGCCTCAACTTAAATTCACTCACTTGACCTCCTTAATAGAGAGTTCAAGTTCAGACAACTGTCTAGCCAACTTGACAGTCTCTTCTACCACGTACTGCAAGTTACGGTATTCACCGTACTTGTTATCGATAATCCCCCTGACAACGAGGGACATATCGAGAGGCGTAAGATCCAGATAGTGCGCGGTATCAAACCCAAACGTCCACGACTTACCATCTTCGTGGGTGCCTGAATACGTAATACCACCATGCACATCCAGATTACTCACTGGATGCTCGAAGTTCATGTAGTCAATCCCATACGCGGGATGACGTTCTGGAACAGATACGTAGCCATTGAATGACCCCATAGGGCCACGCAATACCTCGCACCTCAAGCCCGCGTACTCAAAATCCACGCGATCTGGCTCATTGTCCCACTGACCTGCCACCCACTTAGTTCTATCAGCTCTGAAGTTCATAGTTTCACTCTCCTATTCTTAGTTTCTTTTCGTTAGAGGATACGATTGGATGCTGAAATCGTTAGACTTCAGCATCCTACTTACACTCTAACTACTTGAGTTTCCAAGTAGTCTTACCAGACGGTGCGATTACTCGCACGTTACCGGGAATCAATCTCTCCCGTGGTGTCTGTGGAACTGGTTTCGCCATTAGTTACCTCCCATCAGGTATGATAGTATCAGGAGAATCAATCTCCCTAATACTATCATACCAGCTATATCGCCTACAAATTTCACGATTGCTAGCTCATCCTCATCGATGAATCTCACTTCTTGAACTTCTGTCTATGCGCCCGAACGATTGAGTCAGCCAATTCTTTCATGATTGACTCTTCATTCCACTGAGGCGCATCAGTGTTATTCATCAGACTGTGGAACTGAATCCGTTTCCTCTCAACAATCGCGTCAAGAGCCTGGTCAATAGCAGTCAATCCATTCATGTGCGCATAGATGGCATTGACTGATGTAGCTTCTGAGCCGATACGGATAAATCTACCCTCTGCCTGCTCTTCTTTCCCCGGATTCCACTGACGTTCATGCAGAATACAGTCTGAGCACGTCTGGAGATTAAGACCTTCTCCAGCCGATTGAGTAGATGCAACCATAATCGAACGCTTCGACTCATTGAACTTGTTCTGAGTAGCGAACTTATCTGCTGGATTCATCTCTGCTGCAAACTTCAATACAGGAAACTCACTCCCATACTTTTTGCTGATTTCGTCAAAGATGATATGCGCCACATCCTTATGATGGACGAATACGACCAACTTACGGTCTGTCTCTTCAACGAACTCATCGACGTATTCCAGAGTAGCTGGAATCTTAGTGAGTCCGACGAGCCTACGCATCTTTTGCATGGCTGCAATAATAGCCATACCAGAAAGATTATCGTTCTGCTCTTCAAACCACTTAACGAATTCCTCTACCGCGTCATCATAGACTTTCTCTTGTGTCGTATCCATGACAACATTCAGCTTAGTTCGATTTACCAAGGGTAGTTCTGGTAACACTTCTGTCCTCTCTCGCCTAATCAGTAGATCCTTTGTATATTCCTTGAATCCAGCGATGTTGCGAATACCACCCTCTTTCAGTGTATTGCCATGCCAATACTTGTCAACCCACTGTCTGACGAATCCCTCATTACTGTGGAACTTGATAGGATCCATCATATTGAGAACTGGATACAATTCACTGCCACGATTGTTCCACGGTGTCCCACTCAATGGAATGACTTTACGGTCCTTAACGACCTTACGTGTCATCTGCGTGCGTGTGCTGTCAACATTCTTAATCTGTTGACATTCGTCTAACACGACACATTTAATACCCACACGATCGAACTGTGTGATATCAAATCCTGAGTTAACCACCTTACCAGACTTGAGAGTTCGTGACTTATGCACCAACATATCGTATCCGATGATGTAGTGCTTAAGGCCAGGAATCAACCAATCCTTAGATGTATTGATGATCTGTGGAACATGCTCATCACCCATCCAATACAGAATTGCTGATGCTGTCTGATACTTCGTGCTGGATTTTACCAGCCACAGTGTAGGCAACAATTCAGCATGGTATTTCAACACGCCCATAGCCTGAATCGTTTTACCTAGTCCCATTTCATCGAAACATGCGCCACCCTTACTAACTGATAGTGCAGCTTCGAGAAACTTCATTCCCTCGATCTGGAAATCGTACGGCTTTTTACGGTTGCACTTGACACAAGTGTTTTTAGCCCACTCGTGTGTGCAATTGATGTCGCCACCCATCTGGAACTTATGAAACGGAGTTCCCTTTGGGATCTTCTTGAAAATGATGTGCCCACACTCTAGTGTGATGAGCTTGACATCAGGTTGATCGTCAGACTTATTGACAATCAACTTTTCTGACACCATTTTAGCGACTTTACCGCACTTCTCACACTTGTCCTGTAATCGAGTGATATTGTATTTCGGCGTGCGAATTACATGCTCGTCGAATGTTACTTCCACATCAGCCCCACTACGGATAGCATCGATAATCTGTGGACTGAGTGAAAGGTTAGAACATGGGAGCGTGTTATCGCAACCAATTTCCTTAGCCTTATCAGACCATACATTATCGTGACCGTGGCCCGGACCCACTAGCGCGTGTGCCACTTCATGCCTGATTGTATTGATTAGATCAGGTGTCGGATGAATATCAACGTGATGCGCGGACAATATGATACATTTGTCCTTATACGAGCACAATCCCAAGAAATACGAATTGGGATTCTGATTGAGACGAATGGTCCAATCTGTCAGACCATGTTTATTCATCTCATCTCTGAGAAACTGTGACGCCTCTTGTCTAGTCATCTGTTAGTCTAACCTCTAGCTACTTGCCAGCAGTCGGCAGGCCCATAAGACCTGCCAAGTGCTTAGCCGCCGCGTCATACGACATATTCCGGCTGATGACGATTGATTGCACGCCACTAGCTGGAACTTCGTACTTTTTGCAGGCATCATTCAATTCTTGTTTATTGAACGACTTTTTGCCCTGCTTAGCTGGCTTAGTAGTTTTCTCTTTCTTGGTGATTGTAGTCGGACGATAATTAACGTCAAAATTCTTGAACTCTGCACGTCGCGCTTCAGTCTGTCTGGAGACTGACTGTTGCAATTCAGTCTGTAGAACTCGCTCAGCAATCTTTGAGTCGAAGATAACTTTCTGAATGTGTAGGAGACGTTTCTGAGTCTCTTTGGCATACGTGTATTCCTTGTCACTATCTGTGATGGAAACATCAGCCCAGATAGCACCACGAAGCTCAGTCAATGATACCGTCTGAGCATTGTAGATATCGGCCTTAACCTCAATCGTCGTATCAATCTTTTGACTGACTTCGATGATATGTTTGGCCGACTTGACTAGGGAATCTTCCTTTTTCGCGCATTCCTCACACATAGCCATGTTACCGTGGCGAATGTAAAGTTGCACGTTCGTATTAGGGCAACATTCACAATCACCCTTGAGTGACTTGCCATTAGCATTAGCCATTATCTCACTCTCTTATTCTGTGACTTCACAGCCACCGTGACAGTTTTGATTTTCGTGGATGGAATGCGTGGAACATGAACACGTCCAATGACGTGCCACGAACACATCCCAACACGCTCTGTCACGTTGTATGCCTGCGCCTGCGTTACAGAGTCGGGCATACGTCTAACACGTTTCTGCTTTTTGCAGACCTTACAGAAAAATCTTTTCATAGAGAATCTACCTGTTCCTTTCGGAATCAGTATCGGGACGATAGATTGTATTGATTGAGCCGATAATGATTCACGTCCTTTCGGAAACTACGTGATACTAATGATTATTGGGAAGTCACTAGGTCAGCGAATAGAGCCGACCCTTGATTGTCTCACGGCCGGGAGGGGATTGCAACCACATAATGTAGTGACGCCCGCCGATCGGACCCCAAGGGGTGGTGGTCGGAAGCGGCCGTGTCCCGTTTTGAGACACGACCGGCCCAACTAATCATTACTACTTATCATTATCCACCATCAGGGAAATACATCTTATACCACTTCTCAAACTCTGCATCGATACGATTGAGTTTATCTACAAGCCTGGATAATTCTTCCATCTTTACTCTAATCTCTGTTTGTAACTGTCCTAGATACTCCTGTCTGTACGTTTGTTTATAATCATGTTTGTGTGAGTCCTTATAGGATTCTTTAGGCAAGTCCCTTATCCTTTAAGTTCTTCATGATAATTTCCTCGTTGATCATCGTACGACAATCGTCACAGATAGGTTTCTCTACCTTGAGACTATCTTCTGTTACGGTGAATTTCTCATCACATTTCCAGCATACAGCCTGTTTTCCAATGAGGATGTGTGCGAGTCCCAAGTGTACGAAGAACGCGCATCCCTCGAACGCGCACTTCCATGTTTTCTTGTTAACGAGCAATAATAGATGTGCATGTTTAGCCATACTGTCATTCCCTCCATTAGTGAATCCATGTTTTTGGCCCGATCCTCGTAAGTGACTGATTCTAAAGGACTTATGAAACACCGTGCCAATGTTGAGTGTGTGCGTGTGCGTGTCTGTGTTCGACCCATCCTACCACGACACACACACCCTTGTCAAGCCCCCAAAACCCAACTAATCATTAAAAAAAAAAATAAAAAAACAAGAATAGATTATGATTAGATTGTAAGATTTACAATTGGGGGGTGGTGTGTGTGTCGGCTCGGCCGGAGATTGAACACAGAGAGGCACACACACACAGAGTTATCATAATTGGGAATTTATACACAGGATCTACACAGGAGTCTTTGGGGGATGTTTTTACACAGCTTACACAGGACGTGTGGGGAAGGGATCTTACACAGGTTACACAGGGGGTGGTCTGGGGGACGAAGGGGGCTATGCCCCCACCTCCTTCTGGAGGGGCATTTCTAGGATGTACCAGCTTGACGTTTTCCAGCTGTGTGCGTGAGTGATAGCGCCGATACGCGAGTCGAATACGCCCGCGACGATGTTTCCGAAGGGCTGAGCCGACATCAGCACGTAGACGTAGGGGGCCATCACTGGCCCACCTCCTTCTGCTCGTGCTCGCGTGCGAAGTGCTCGTCGTAATTGACGATGCGGTCCGCCTTGTAGCGTGCATGCTTCGGATTGACTCCCAGGTACATCAGCCGCGCTGCCAGTTCATCGACCTTCTGTGCATTCGTTTTTTCCATGTGTCACGCTCCATGATTAGTTAGACGTTATCCGAGTCGAAGAAGTTCCCTCTGCCACCAGATGTCGATGGCAGAGGGAAGCAGACTACTCAGCCCACGACAGGCCGAGCGTTGTCGCGGCCAGTTCACGCGCCTCGTCGTCCGTATACTTCTTGGACGACATCAGCACCTTGAACATTTCGCGCAGTCGAAGCTGTTCGTCGTTGTCCAGAGTCGGCTTGACGATTCCAGCCGCATCCAGCGCAACCTGTAGAGCCGCCGCACGCGCGTTATTCTGCGCCTCGACGTTACGAACCTTCACCTGCTCCTCTTCGGACAGGGTGTTGTTCGCTGCCACCAGTTCGGCGTATCCGGTGTAGTTTGACCACTTGTAGTCATACGCAATCGGATTCGCCAGCTTTTGACCGTAGGCGGTCTTGGCTACTGAACTTCCAGTCTTGTTCTCCATGCTACCTCACCTCCTCTCGCTTCTTTAAGTTAGACGTTTGACCGTCTCAGAAAGTTCCCTCGGCTATCGACTCGCTTGCCGACTGCCGGTGCATCTTGGTCTATCCTTTCAGGCGGTTGGTTTCAGTGCGTGCCAACCGCGTTACTCAGAATCGACTTGATAAGGATACCACGGCTAGACCCTGCTGCAACAACAATCGGCAGGGTCAGTGAAAATAATTATCGCGGCCGTCCGTCGATTGTGCTTGACATCCGGCCGGGTGTGTGAGCGAGGGTCCGCCTGGTATCGAGGGGATGCGTGCGACTGTCCACTATGTAGGACTGTCAAGTAAAAAAAAACTTATGAACATTTTATTTTTTTTTTCTTGACATCAGCCCCCGTGTGTGGTAGGGGGGTATACCCCTGCAAGAATGGTGCCATCTACACTGCACACGGGGGCTTGCTAGTAATAACAAGCCGTAGGATAAAATGAAATATAGAGTCTCATAATATGGTCCCATATGTCAGTGTATGATGTAAATAGTGGAACCGGAAGGAGGGAATCAACGAAAAAACCGATCGGAACTCATTGATTCCAAAGGACTTGGGGAGAGGGGTGACTTGACATTCATGCTACTCTTAACCTATGATGAACCGGAACAGAAAAGAACTCGGTATCTTTCTAGGAATTAAGATAATCAAAGATCCTGAAAAGGGTTGTTGGTTTATCAAAGGTAATGATTGGTCTGAATATTCTAAACTAAGGGGAATGTCGGCACATAGATTTATCTATCAATTATGTGTTGGTCCTCTAAGATTCGGGAATGAGATTTGTCATACATGTGATCGTAAAGGATGTATATGTCCTGGACATTTATGGCAAGGAACACATTCAGATAACATGAGAGATTCCCGTAGGAAGCGTAGAACATTTGCAATTCAGGTAACTCCAAATGCCAATAGGAATAGTAACAGACGAACAGTTCTCTATAGAGTTGGAGAAACTGTCTGGGTCACGCTTAAAGTCTAATGTGGTTCCATCTCCACAGGTCATTGACATTACACCATCTCATGGACGGAATGAGGGTGATGTTAATGTCCCTGACTCACTAAGGCAGATCATTGGCGAAGAGGCAGTAATCAATGGTAGACAGGCTGCACTCGATCTTGCTAAAGACTTTGGTATCAGCCCCTCGTCAGTCTCAGCCTATACCAAGGGTGCAACAAGTACCACTACATACAATCAACCCAAATCAGAAATTATTAAACACATTAACAAGTCGAGAGAAAGATCTATTAAGAAAGCTGGTAAAGTTCTTTCTGGAGCACTCAACGCAATCACACAAGATAAGCTAGACTATACTGATGCAAAAGACTTGGCAGGTATTGCAAAAGACATGGCAGCCATCATAAAGAATTTAGAACCTCAAAAAGAATCATCTGAGTCTGCGCAGCAGACCCCACAGTTCGTAATCTTCGCACCACAGTTCAGGCAAGAGAACTCATTCGATACCATTACAGTCAATGAATAGGGAGAATACAATGTCCTCACGTATGGCAATTATCACGTTCTTAGATGGCGGTCCAGTAGATCCATCCTATGGATTTCCAGGTGTTGGAACTGGTAGACCAGACAATTCATTACCTAATGCGCCAGTCTATCCATCACAGGGATTACCCGGTGGTGGTCACATCAGTCTGTTGCCAGTCTATCCATTCGATCCTACACTCAATCCAGATAATTCACTCCCCAATCAACCAGAGGCAGGGAATGATTTACCCCGTCCCGGTAAGAAGTATGTAGTCAAGTGGCTGGCATGTCAGGGACTTATTCTGGTTCCAGACAATTCTCTGCCGGGTCAGGGTGGAAGTATTGACAACAGTCTGCCTGAGACTGGTTCGCCTAAGTAATTCTCAGACGCCGTAGGCGTCCGTGTCCGTACGAGAGATCTCATGGATGATTATGTAGCCTATGATGAAATCTCAGAAGTAGATTATATGATCATCCGTGAATACCTAGTTCAAAGAAAAGAGAAGAAGATGCCAGTATTAATTAAGCCTGAACCATTCAGTCCAGTTCTACTGGCATCCGTTCCACTGCCAGTTACATCAGAACAGATTAACTACATCAGAGAAATCCTAGATGTAGCATGTTCTGACAGTAGATTCGCAGATAAGGCATACGATGCAATTCGATTCGTCCTCACTGGTCAGACGGCTATCCCCCCTGTAGTTACATCACTCAATCCCTCCACAGCAGTCATTGGCGCTCCATCATTCACACTCCATGTCATGGGAACTGGATTCCTTCCATCGAGTGAAATTCAGTGGAATGGTTCTCCTGAACCTACCACATTCGTATCTGATACAGAACTCACTACATTAGTTGACATGAGTACTGCTGTAGTGGCAGCTAGTATTCCAGTCGCAGTATTGAATGGCGGCATCTTATCGGATCCCATGACATTCGATCTGACGGCTGTCGTTGTTATGTCAGCTCAAGTAGTTCCACCAGAGAACAAATTCCCTGCTCACACGCAGTCGAAGCCAGTCGTAACAGCCGTACCAAAGAAGTAAGATGGCTACGACGTTATTATCCCCCGGTCCACAATACAATATTCTACAGAACGTAGTCTATGCTCTGCCAGGTTCACCCTGCAACATAGTACTAGGTACTGCATGTGAGAGAGGGCCAGCGTTAGCTGGACCCTTCGTTGGATGGACTGGGGGATATAACCACGTAGGTGGATTCATTAGGTGTACTACTGGAGGAACTACATACAAGGCTACTAAACTAAAGATGAAGGAACTCGATCAATACTATGGTTCCATTGTGATGGCTGATCGTCCATCGTACAGATGGAGTCTGGATGAACAGACTGGATTAGTGGCAGTCGATTCAGTAGGTGGAGCTAACGGTACAATATCAGGGGGAGTGACACTGAATCAGGCTGGTGTGCTAGGGAAGGGGATGTTATTCAATGGGACTACTGGAAAAATATTAACTGATAATCCGGCTCCCTTTCCAATTACTGTAACAGTTGAGGCATGGATAAAAACATCAGACTCGGTTACTCAAAAAACTATTCTGTCTAATCGCCATAATGTTGTAGGAGGTTCATCTCGTATAGCATTTTACATGGTAGGTGCGGCTGGAGTATGGACTGGTATTGGTACTAATGGTGTACGTAATATCAGTGATAATCAGTGGCATCATGTTGTTTTCATTCTTGACGGTACAAACTGTAAGATTTATATTGATGGAGTATTAGATGTAACTGGAACCAATGTTGTTACATTACCAAATCTAAATCTATTATCTATTGGTTGGGAAACTGAAGGTAATCAATGGTTCAATGGATCATTAGACGAGATCGCCATCTATCCATACGCACTCAGCCCATCACAGATTCAATCTCATTACTTGTCACGATTCGGAGTCATTGGAAGTGCGTATGCATCCAAAGTTGTGATGTCAGGTCCATCGAATTACTGGCGTTTGAATGAGACTTCTGGCCTGACTGCGCGTGATTCGGCTGGAACTGCTAACGGTACAATTAGTGGTGGAGTTGTACTGAATGGTGAAGGAGGAATGACGTTTAATGGATCTACTGGTAAAATAAACATATCAAGTATAACTATTCCAGTTATATCTACTATTGAGGGATGGATTAAAACTACATCAACTGCTCAAATTCCTTTAATAACATTGCATCCCACAAATGGTACATTTATAGGAGCAATGAATGGATTTATACGAGTAGTATCCCAGAATAGTATAATTGGAACTAGACCGATAGCCGATGGGAATTGGCATCATATAATTACACTCTTGAATTCTACAACATGCACTATTTATGTAGACGGTACTTTAGATATATCAGGAGCAAATCCGCGTGTAGCACCAGATACTACTCCTGAAGAAATTGGATATATTACTGCATATAATCTATTCATGAATGGACAGATAGATGACGTGGCAATATATCCCCGCGCACTCACTCCTGCCGAAATACTCGATCACTATAATTCGAGGTAACATGAAGTATCTGATTCTCGCACTAGCGATCGGACTAAGCGGCTGTGACAAGATCTACATCAATCCAACTAATCCAGTCACCCCATCAGATAATGGGAGGGGATCTAATCCAGCGAGTCAGATTCAGTTCAGAGTAAATGGAAATGCCACATCAGTCCGCATCCGTTACTCGAATCCATTAGATGGGCTGACACAAGTTATCACCACTCTTCCATACATCACTACACTCTCAACTAATGATTCATCAATGTTCCTGTCCATCGAAGCTACTCCACTATCATACGGTACAACTACGTTTCCATTCCTCTCTGCTCAGATCTTTGTGAATGGAATTCTGTTTAGAGAGGCCACCTCCAGTGATTTTACTGGAACTACAATCAGTGCATCAGGTAACTGGAGGAAATGATGGGTGCGAATAAGATGGCTGGCGGAATGGCTGGTGCAGGTCAGGCTGCTGGTCAGGGAATCGCAAGTATGTATGGTGGTGGACAGCAGAAACAGCAAGGTGCTGGTAGTAAGTTTGGTCAATTGGCTCAGGGTGCAGCAATGGGCCAAGGAATGAATCCCGGTCTGAATAAAGTAAAGGGACCAATGGGTCCATCAGATAATTCAGGGATTATGGCGAAACTCATGCAGGCGCGTCAGATGCAGGGCCAAATGGGTGGTATTGGTCAGGGTCAGGCATTAGGAATGCGTAAGCCTGCGATGGGTGGATTTGCTGGTGGATTAGGTGGAATTCTTGCGCGTAGACAACAGCAGCAGAATCCTATGGCATCACCTGAACAACAGCCCATCAATCCATACATGCAACAACCACAGGAACAGTTACAGGGAATGTCTGCACTGTATGGTACACAACAGCCACAGGAACAAGTTCCAGTTCCTCAGCCACAGATGGAATTAGGTGAAGGTGCTGAGATGGCACCACAGATGGCTGAGAATTATAGTAGACCAATGGCCCCGCGCATGAGATCGTTCGGACGCGGGCGGTAAGACAGTGGATCGGAATCCTAATGAATGGCGACCAGAACCCAAACAAGAACTCTTTCTCTCTGTCCCCACTTCAGTTAAAGAAGCGTTTTATGGGGGCGGAGCTGGTTCTGGAAAGTCCGATGTCTTATTACTGTATGGAATTGTCCATCGCTGGCATGAAAACCCACGTTTCAAGCAAGTATTCATGCGACGTACTTTTCCTGAACTTAGAAATGAAATCATTCCTAGATCTCGTGAACTCTATCGAAGATTTGGAGCCACACTAAATAAGACTGAAATGTGCTGGACTTTTCCTAGAGAGGATCAGTTCGGTACAGGAACATCCACTAAGTACGGTCCTTCTAATGAAGGGTCAATGATTTTCTTGGGTCATTGCGAGAATGAAGATGATGTCCATAAATACGATTCGATGCAAATCAATCTCTTTACTCCTGATGAACTCACGTCGATTACTGAGTGGATCTATCTATACATTGGATTCCAGCGTGTGCGATCACCCGTCCCTGAGTTGCCAGCAATTATTAGAGCTGCTGGAATGCCTGGAGGGATTGGTCATACTTGGACATACAAGAGATTCATTAAACCAGCCCCTAAAGGTGGTAAAATCATTGTGGGACGGGGAGGGAACAAAAGAATCTACATCCACTCCACCCTCGAAGATAACAGATACATTGATCCTACGTATCGGCAATCGCTGCAAGGCATAACTATTGAGGCTGAACGTAAGGCTAAACTGTTAGGAGATTGGGATGCGTATCAAGGTCAGGTATTCGACGAATTCAGGGACAGGAAATTCGACGACGAACCAGCAAATGCGATCCATGTTGTTGAACCTTTTGAAATCCCATCATGGTGGCCCAGAATTGTAATAGGTGACTGGGGATTTGCTGCAATGACGTGGGTGGGATGGGCAGCAATCAGTCCTAATAAGCGCGTATACATTTATCGTGAACAGTATTGGGTCAAGACAAAGATAGCAGACTGGGCACCACAGATTAAGGTATTCATTGATAGAGAAAATCCCCGTCTCATTCGATTCTGTAAATCCGCAGGTCAGGATAGAGGACAAGAACATACAATCCAACAGCAGATCGAAGATGAACTCGGTCAAAGTGTTGAACTGTCAAACAATACTCCAGGATCACGTATTGCTGGAAAAATACTTATCCATGAATACCTTAGATGGCAGCCCAAACAAGTAAGTGATCAGGAAGTACCTACGTACAATGAAGAGTACGCAATGTGGATTATGCGGAACAGAGGTATGACAGAATACAAGTCATACATGAATTCATTCAATCCACCTGAACCTGAAACGAACGTACCGAAATTACAGATATTCAAAGATGCCTGTCCAGTCCTCGTCGAAGCAATTAAGGCTTGTTCATACGACAAGCCAAAAGGAAATAAACCAGCGGAAGATATTGCAGAATTCGAGGGGGATGACCCAATTGATGGTCTCAGATACTTGGTTGATGCTGCTGAAGGATTCTTTGATGAAAGCAATCAAGAATTCAAAAGAATACAGCAACAAGAACAGTTGGTAAATCAGCTCAGTACATCACATGACTGGACAGCATTCTACAGGAATATGAGAAAGACGGAAGTAGATGATACAATCAAGCCAGTCGGAAGGTACAGACACTAAAGCTCAGAAAGATATGTGGGCTATTGCACATATGTTACTGTCTCATAAAGACAGAGAAGTAAGAGATTTAGCAGTTGTTTCTATTGGATTAATGCGTAAACAGTTTCCCAAAGAAGTAACTGATGATTAGAGAACTTTTTGAAAAGTGGTTCGGTCTTGATCCTCGTCATTGTGAAACCTGTGAGATCCTGCGTGAGTTACTCGCAAAGAGTGACACAGAACGTAAGGAATTATTACACAGGCTTCTGGACAAAGATAAGGCCGAACCTCTAGTTCCACCATCGACTGAAGAACTGAAAAGTATTCAGCCCGCGTTCATTCCGTGGCGCGTGAAGCAACAGATGTTGGAACAAGAGGATCGTAGATCTGCTGAATTAATGAAACAGAAGGTCAAGGAAATAGCCGAACTCGAACATGAATTGGGTGTGCAATGATTACTCTCATTCTCGTCATCGTGATTCTCGGTCTAGCCTTGTATCTAGTTGAAAACTTCGTTCCAATGAGTCCACCCTTCAAGGTTGTATTGAGGGTGGTCGTAGTTATTCTTCTTGTACTTTATCTGTTACGCGCATTTGGAATTAGTGACGTTCCGATTCGATAGTAGGACAAGACAATGGGATTCTGGAAAAAGTTTGGGAAGATAGCACTTAAAGTCGCACCATATGCGGCTATGGCTATTCCTGGTGTTGGCGTCCCATTAGGGATGGCATTACAAGGTGGATTAGCTGCTGCAAATGCTAAAGCATCTGGAGCTGGTTGGAAGGGTACATTACTTAGTGGTGGTCTTGGTGCTGCTGCTGGTGGTGTAGGCGCGGGCGCGTTAAAAGGTATCGGTCCATCTGCTGGTATGGGTGCTAAATTAGCTAAGGGCGCGTTAGGTGCAGGTGGTGCGGGTAGAGCTGGAGTAGTTGGACAGTTCTTAGGGGATATAGGTCGTAATGCTGCATATGATGCTACTCAGGGTCAACCACCTCCTATGGAACAAGAAGCACCAGCAGGATTAGGACCATCAGCTCCACCACCTCAAATGAATGCAGTTCAGGCAGGTAGAGAAGCGGCTCGTAAGAGAGTAGCTGTATAATGGCTAAAGAAGAAGTACCAGACGATATCTCTGCACTACTTAAACAAATTGTAGATCATTTCGATGATGAGGATCGTGCTGTTCGTGATCGACAGATCAGGACATGGCGTCGGTTAAAGTTACTCTGGGAAAATGTACAGCACACGTATTATAGTGAGGTTGCACATGATTGGAGAGTACCCGAAACCGAGAGGGCCGGAGAAGATTCCGATCAAGGATTCTACGACAAACCAGTTAACGTCTATAGAGCGTACCTTGAATCGATTATTGCGGCTCTTTCTGTTACTGTTCCTCCTATCACTTGCTATCCTGATGATGCTGATAATCCCCTTGATGTTATTACTGCTAAAGCAGGAGACAAGGTTGCCGCCCTCATCTTTAAGCATAATGATGCACCATTACTCTGGCTCCATGCACTCTTCGTTTTCTGCACTGAGGGTATGACCGCGTGTTACTCATACGCGAAAGAGGATGAGAAGTACGGGACATATCAGAAGAATGAATACGACGAAGTACCGGAATATCATGAGCAGAAGATCTGTCCACTCTGTCAGTCAGAGATGGCAGATGAGACGATTACATATCAACAGGAAGATAAGTTCCAACCTGATGATGCGGACGCGGCCCCAACAAATTTCTTAGAAGAGCAGGACATCTGTCCAAACTGTGCGCAGATGGTTGTTCCTGACAAGCAGACTAACACTGTTACCATCACACGTCTTGTAGGTCAGACTAGTCATCCTAAGTCCCGCGTGTGCATGGAAGTGTATGGTGGTCTGTTTGTCAAAGTCCCCGTATGGGCGCGTAATCAATCGGAATGTAGTTATTTGATTTATTCATACGAAACACATTTTGCAAATGTCCTCGAACAATATCCCAACCTTAGAGATAAAGTCGTCAAGGGACAGGCGAACTATGACCTGTACGAACAGTGGGGTAGAACTTCGCCTCAATATCATGGTGAGCATCCTGTTAATAATGTTACTGTTCGTAATTGCTGGCTTCGGCCTTCTTCTTACAATGTTCTCAATGTAGATGAAGCTGATGAATTGCGTAAGAAGTATCCAATGGGTTGTAAGGTGGTGATGGTCAATGACTTTGTTGCTCATGCATGTAATGAAAGTCTTGATGATTGCTGGACTCTTACTTACAATCCTCTGTCGGATTATATTCACTTTGATCCGCTTGGTTTACTTCTCACTTCAGTGCAGGACATTACTAACGATCTCATTTCACTCGTACTTCAAACTGTTGAGCATGGAATCCCTCAGACATTCGCTGACCCAAAGGTATTAAATTTTAACGCATACAGGAACTCTGAGGTTATTCCTGGTGGTATCTATCCTGCGACACCCAAATCTGGTCGTGCTCTTAGTGAGGGCTTCTATGAGGTACGTACTGCTACACTTTCTCAGGAAGTTCTACCTTTTGCGACTAAAATACAGGAGATCGGGCAGCTTGTTTCAGGAGCCTTGCCCTCATTGTTTGGCGGACAGATGGCAGGGTCGCGGACGGCATCAGAATACTCGATGAGTCGTGCTCAGGCCCTACAGAGATTGCAGGGCACATGGAAGATGTTGCTGCACTGGTGGAAAAACATCTACGGAAAGGCTATACCACTCTATATCAAAGAAATGAAAGATGATGACAAGCAAGTCAAGAAAGACGAATTTGGGAATTTCGTCAATGTATTTATTAGACGTGCGGAACTCGAAGGTAAAATCGGTTCAATTGAACTCGAAGCTAATGAAAACTTACCAATTACTTGGAACCAACAAAAAGATGCAATCATGGAACTGTTTAACATTAATAACGACGCGCTTATGTCAACTCTTGCCTCACCAGAGAATATCCCGTATATTAAGAAAGCCATTGGACTCACGGATTATATTATTCCCGGTGAAGATGACAGACAGAAACAGTACGAGGAAATTCAACTCCTTGTAAATAGTGAACCTATCCAGATGCCTCCTGATCCTATGATGATGCAGCAGGCTATGATGATGGGTATGCCTCCACCACCTCCTGTTGAAGTTCCTTCGATTGAAGCGGACTTCGATGTGGATAATCATCCATTAGAGGCTGATATCTGTCGTAGGTGGTTGGTGAGTGATGCGGGTCGGTTATGTAAGGTAGAGAATCCTGCTGGCTATAAAAACGTACTACTTCACATGAAGATGCATAAAGATATTGACATGCAGATGCAGATGCAAGCTCAAATGATGATGGCTCCGCCACCGGCCCCAACAGATGGCAAACAGGCTCCAGAGGCTAATGCTGGAGTTCCATTACAGGGAGATCAGAATGCGCCTACTATTCAATAAATTCATTCCACTGATGGCACCTGAAGAAACCACAGGTGGAGGTGGAGGTGATGATACACAAGAGACTTTCGAGTTATTAAATGAAGAGCCAGAAGAAGTTCTCGAACTTGATACTAAAGTTACTAAAGAAGAGACTGAAGAAGGAGAAGAAAAGGACGATGAAGATACTGAAAAAGATGAACTCAAAGAAATCGAAGAAGAGTTAGAAGGTCCAAAGGAAGAAGATCTAGAACTCACTACTCCGGTTCGACGGAAGGAAATCCTTGCTAAGTATCCTAAGCTGTTCAAAGACTTTCCATACTTAGAGAAGGCATACTACAGGGAGCAGCAGTTTACGGAAGTTTTTCCGACAGTTAATGATGCGAAGGTAGCTGTTGAAAAAGCTCAGATAATGGATCAGGTTGAGCAGCAGGTAATGGGTGGCGATATCACTCAGGTACTTCAGGCTGCAAAGAATGAGAATCACGAAGCATTCTTAAGAATCGCAGACAATTATCTACCCGCACTCAGACAGGTAGATCAACAGGCATATTATCACGTCCTTGGCGGAGTGATCAAAGATACCATCCTGACTATGGTCAAGGAAGGTAGAGCACTCGGTCAACAGGGCGCACCATTACAGGCGGCTGCTAATGTTCTGAATCAGTTTATTTTTGGTTCACAGAACTTCCAGCCCCACACACCTCTGTCGCGTCAGGACAGACCAGAAGATAGACAGAGGGAATCTCAGTTACGGAACTATGAAGCTCAACAGTTCAAGGAAAAGTTTGAATCTACACGGGATGACTTACAGTCTCGTGCAGATAATGTGCTAAAATCGACTATCGATCAGAATATCGATCCAAACAAGTCGATGACAGACTATGTGCGTAATCATGCTAAACAGGAAGCATTCGATACGCTCGAAACTCTAATCTCTAAGGACACCAGATTCCGTGGGCTGATTGACAAGCTCTGGGAAAAGGCGTATGAAAAGAGATTCGATAAGGAATCTACTGATCGCATTAAAGCCGCCTACCTTTCAAAAGCTAAGACACTGTTGCCTACAGTGATTAAAAAGGCCCGGAATGAAGCTCTGAAAGGTCTAGGACGCAGTAGAGACGAAGATACGGAAGATATGACTCCTAAAAAGGGTCCAATTGTACCTGGCAAATCCACAGCCCCCTCTAGTGGAAAAATTCGTAAGGCATCAGATATTCCAAAAGGAATGTCTACATTTGATGTATTGATGAAAGACTAGGGGTAAATCATGGCTGTTGTTGAATCTCAGGTAGCCGCACTTGAATTGGAGAAAGTCATTCCAAAAGTGCGTGTACTGTTTGAGAGGGATGACAAGTTCTACGCTAGCATTAAGAAGCGTGAAGTTGAGAAAATCTCTCACAGGCAGATGCGGGTTCCTCTTGAATTGAGGCCCGGTGGCTCATTCCAGTACTTCAATCCAGACGGTGGCGATCTGGGTCGTGGTGGTGGTCCTACGTATGATAAGGCTGTACTCAATTGCGTGTTTCTGAGTGAGAACATTGAGTACACCAAACTGACACAGTGGGCTACTGACGATGCGCGTAAGGCTATCGTCAATTCAGTCCGTCGTCTGACTGCGACTGCATTAGATGAAATGCGTCGTCAGTTAGACGCTCAGATGATGCAGAATGGTAGTGGTGTAATCGGTACCACTCTTTCTGACACACCTGCTGGTGGCGTCAATGTAATGGTTATGACCACTGACTTCGGTGCGCGTCTGATTCGTTATGGTCAGACCGTTCAGGTCTATAACAATGCATTAACTACACTGCTTGGTGTGGCTACTGTTACTAAGCATGATACTGCGAATAAACTTATTGAACTGAGTCCACAGGTTGCTGGTACTACTGTCGGTGGTGGCGATAAGATCGTTACTATGGGTCTTTCAGCTCCTCTGTCACTCCCTGGTCTGTTCGGTGTGCCTTATCACCATGATAACGCATCTGCTGGTACGTGGCTTGGATTTGCGCGCTCAACCACTCCAGAAGTTCGTGCTAATCGTGTGGATGCTGGTAATGCTGCACTGACTCTTCCACTTCCACGTCTCGCAATCAATAAGATTGGGGATCGTGTTGGAATTGATAACAATTTCAGCCCGAAAGCGTGGACACATCCCTGCCAGCAGCAGGCTTATGAAGAAATTGGACAGTTAGTGTCCATTATTCAGAAGGCTGCTAAAGAGGAAGCACTGAATATGTATTTCGGTGGTTCCAACATGCAGTTGGCTGGTGCTCCTATCACAGTTTCCTATAACTGGGATAAGACACGCATCGACTTCGTGGTCGATGAGGTGTGGGGTCGCGCAGAGATTCTTCCCATCGGATTCTACAAGACTGATGGAAGGAATATCTTCGAGATTCGTGGACCGTCTGGTGGTGTGGCGGCTGCGGAAATCTTCTACATGGTTGTGGGTATGCAGACTTACGTGAGTAATCCTGCTGCGTGCAGCTACATCAATAACCTCGCTATCCCGGTTGGATACTAGGAGATAACATGCCTATTGTTGCATCCGATTGGGCTGCACTGAATCCTGTGAATGCAGTTGCACCACAGACCATCGCGGCTGCTGGTACGATTGTACCTGTTAGTTTTCTCACCGTGTTGACAGGAAACGTGGCAATTACTGCCATTACTCCTCCTGTTGCACACGCACACATGCTGGCAATTCAGTTCGCTGGAACTGCTGGCATCACTGCTGGTAACAACATCGCCACCACTAAAGCTAGTGTGGTTGGTGAGGTTATGTTACTGGTCTATAATCCGTCTACTGCGAAGTACGTTCCAGTGGGCTAATTCGGTCAGGTAGGGGTTGAAAGTTGGGACTCATGTGCCTCGCATGTGATATGCTTCAGCCCCTACCTACCGTCATTCTCATGGTGGATGGAGGTGGAACGTGATTCCAGGTACAACAAGTAAGTTAAGTGAAAGTACATTGGCGTCAGCAGCTACAATCAGTCCCAAGACTGATATTGTGCTGGTGACTGGCTCTACACAAATCAATACAATCGTTCCATCATTCGGTGGGGGATTTAGTGGATTTGTGATTCTAGTACCCACTGCTGGTGCTATCACATTGGGAACATCAGGTAATATTCTGGTTGGCCTTGCGGCTGCTCAGAATAGAGCACTGATGTTAATCTTTGTGAAATCACTCGGTAAGTGGATTATCGAGAACGGCGTCTAGCTCTCATGAATAGCAGTGTGGGTGGCTCCCTTAATGGTCCAAGCCGACTTGGAGCATCCCCAATCGGATACAGGGGGCGAATACACTGCTATTCTTCGTGGTAAATTATGGAATCCATAGAATCATTGAATCAGCGACTCATTAATTACTACGGAACTGACGTAGTAACAGGACAACCATCCTTCCGTATCGTGTGGGCACCAGATGAGACTGAGATGCGGCTGGTGGATATGGTTGGTGGAATTCAACTTCTCCACGCTGAAGTAAGAGAAGTGAAGAAATATCCATACATGAAAGAAATGTATGTGTTGGAACGGCTGGTAGCAGTTCCCGAAATTAGTCAACATGAACTCCCAGCAGTTAAAATCAGTTACGAACCGATTTGGTCATACTGTGATGGCGACCAGAACGCATTACCTCCTATATGGGCTGCTACTAAGTTTGTTGTGGATACGCTTTTTGCAGCTTTGGGTAAAGCCTCTCTGAGAAAATACGTAGATTCAGAGAAAAATACTACCCCTGAAGGCCGTGAACAGAGGATTACCGAATTACAAGGGGAATTATTCGGTGATGAGACAAATGTAGGCGATGCACTGCGTTACAAGCAGGGTATTGTAGTTCCCCCAAATTACACTAAGGAATAAATATGAGTATTGTAGGTGAATTTCCGGGTATTAGTCAGATTAATCGTCGGACTCTGCGCGCTCCCGTCAATCCAATGGACAAGTGTACTGTAGTGAGTATTTTTCCAAAGTGGGTTCGGGAGAGTAAGGCAACGATTACACCCGGATTCTTTGAAATTCCTCCGGGTAGTTTTGAAAAACCGTCAATTCTTGTAGTGGGCACCAGTAGTTGGTGGAAGGAAATCGATGAACATCAGCCGTTACTGGAAATTCCAGTCAGTTCCATCCAAGTTGCTGATTCTATCGTCAATGACTACTGTAATTGTCTGCTTGCTAGCAATGCGGGTGATCAGAAGCCGGGCATCTTTTATATTCCCGGGGAACACACTCAAGATGGACTGAAAAAAGACCATATGCCTCTTCTGATTGATGCTCAGGCCAAACAGAAGAAGTGGTTCATGGAAATCATTCGAATCTCTGATGTTATGTGGAGTCGGTCGAATGGAAATCCACTCTCCATCTCAGATGACGCACGGCTTGCGTGTAAACAACTGAATATTACGCAAAAACCGTGGTTAGGTGACATGCAGGCAGCGGAATTAATCCGTTGTGTGGCATGTGGCGCACTCAGAAATGGTCAATTCCCCATCTGTCAGACATGTAAGGCTATCGCAGATCCGGAACTCGCAAAGAAGTTGAATCTCACATTCGCTCAGTAAAAGAAAGTAGGACAAGATGCCCGGAACACATCAGGCTACAGTAACGGCGAAAACGGGTCCGAACGTACAGGTCACAGCTCTGGTCATTAGAGATGTGAAGAATATTGTATTTGATTTTGATGCTCCAGCAGTCCAGATTCAGGTAGCCACTGGAGCAGGAGATAACATCAAGGAATTCGATCTGACTGGTGTTACGACTATCACCTGCACGATTACGGCTGGTAATTCTGCTTGGGTAATTTCGTAGGGTAGTAATATGGCAGGTGGTTTAACTACCAGCAAAAACATCATACTGCTCGAAGTAGCAGCATTGATGAATGATCCGCAGCAAACTGATTATAATGCAGTAGCTTGTGGTCCATTCTTTTCATTAGCTTTGGGTGAATTAGACCAAGTGCTGATGGAATATAATATTCCTATCTCTAATGAAACTTCAACTGATCTTAATGTACCCGCAGGAAGTGGATATCTGACTAATCTTCCGGCTGGTCTGATTGAAATTCAGGAAGTGTATGAACGTCAAGCAGGATCTAACGGATCATACATGTTATTGCAGCGAAGGGAATTCCCTGATGATTTTCCACCCACCAATTCACTTGTGTCTTGGTGCTGGAAGAATCAGCATATTGTATTCAATATGAAGGGTGCTAATGTAAATATGGAAGTTCGGTTGAACTATATCTTCAGACCCCTATCTGGTGCGGATTCTGATGATAAGGCATACTTTACTAACAATGCAGAAATGTTTCTGATCTATAAGACTGCCGCCATGTGTGCGATGTTTATCGGAGAGAATGAAACTCGTGCTGAGGTATTGAATGATCTTGCTGATAAAGCACTGGAAAGAACTATTGCAATCAGCAATAAGGGTAAGCAGCAAATTATGACACGACATCGACCATTCAGATACAGCTACAAGATGAGGGGCCGCTAATGGCAACCACTGCATTTGTTGATGTTCATGCATACACATCTGGGGACATTCCTCTGAGCATTTTTCAGAGTATGATCCCCAATATCAAGTCTCCTGTTTTTATAGAGACACTTACTATTAATGCTGGTGCTGGTGGAGCCTCTGCTGTATGGCCTTCTGGTGCTAAAGGTTTGGGTCCACCAACAGGACTATTAATCATTCCAGATCCTACTAATACGAGAGAAATAAGAATATTGGATACTGTTGATGTTGCAACTGGACAAGGTATTAAACTTCATAAAACTAATCCAACCTTTCTTTCATTAGAACTGACTTTAGGTGTTCAAGGTGGTTTTATATTTAACGTTACACCCCCTGCACCCCCAACTACTCAGGTAGTGGGTATCCTGACACTTATCTGGTTATAATCATGCCAGGAATTCGAGATCACGAAGCATTTATCATTGAAGAGTTCGGTGGACTGTGGGATCGTGGAGATCCTGAATCAGTTCCCGCGGATCATTTCATTGAAGCTACTAATGTTCAATTCTTTGATTCGGGTGTAGAGACTCGTGATCCTTTGGATAAGTATCATACTGATGTTGCCATAAACAATATTTATCGAGTTTATGACTATGTAACTGTTGGTCCGGGATCTACTGGAGGTCCAACATTACTCGTATTGACTATTGTATTTGGTGGTCCCGGCGGTACTACGGGAACTATTCATCATATTACTAGTAGAGCTGCGGGTGCAATTCCCTTCCAAGTTTTATCACTTGTTGGAATGACGGACTTTGGATTTGTGGCTATTAATGGCCGCGCATATATCACTCCATTCCATTCATTACCGGATAAACAGGGAATTAACTACGAGATTGGGCTGCCGAATCAATTCCTCTATGTGTATGATGGGAAGGCAACTACACCTGCGCGTAAAGCTGCCGGGGCACCTCCATACAATGGTACATCTCCTAGCGTTGCAAATGGATTGAAGCCATTTGTCGTATACAATGATTCTGTAGTTGGAGTTGTAACAGAAGGACTACATGTTTTTACTGTAACATTTAGTAATGGTGGCTATGGTCCAACAGTAGTCCAACAAATTCTTGCGCCAGGTGATAAGAAGATCAAGTTAACCGGTATCCCACTTGGTCCGTTTCCTAGACAGATAGCAATGAGTCAGGCAGGGGCTACTACTGGATTATTTGAAGCAGCCGTTATTAACGATAGTACTACTACAGAATTAACAATTGATATTGATGACACTACTCTAGGTACTAAACCAGCAATAACTGTTAATACTAGTAGTCCTAATAATGTAAACGTAGGAATGTTAGTAATTAATAATGTACCGGGAGGACACTGTGATATTGGATTTCATATTGTCGGTGTAGTCTTTGAGACTGATTCAGGCTATTTAACTGCACCGGGACCACAATTCTTTGCATCTAACACATATACGAATTCATCTCAAGGAATTGGAGTACATAATATTCCTGTTCCAATACCCCCTGTGAATGTTAATGTAGTCAAGAGGCACCTAGTCTCGACTAAGGCAATTCCTGAATATAATGGAGATCAGAAGGGATATCAGTTCTTCTTCATCCCTAAAGGCACGTTGCCTAACATGACAGATGTTATTATGAATGTCAGTTACTATGATTCAGATCTAGTGGCTGATGCATCCCATCTAATCGATAATTACAGTGAAATCCCTGCTGGAGTCGCACTCAATACATATCATTCACGGCTAGTGTTGGTTGGAGAGGGTTCCTATCCTGAAAAGGAAGATGGAACACCTGATACGACGAAACCTGATAATAGGTCAGTTGCGCGAGTCAGTATGCCGGGTGAGCCGGAAGCTATCTCGAAGGTAGATGGGCTGATTATCGTACCATTAGATGGCAATCCACTCACTAATGTGCAGGAATTCCGTGATATTCTGTATCTTTTCAAGAGATCTCGTACATACGCGTACTCAGACAATAGAGATGAACCTGCTACATGGCAGGAAGAAGTCATCGATCAGGGTGTTGGCAGTCCAGTACATGGCATCGCATCAGTCCTTGACTCTGGTGGCGTGAATATCGACTATCTGCTCATCGCGGATTGGTCAGGATTCATGTTATTCAATGGTGTGTATGCGCGCCCCGAGTTAAGCTGGAAAATTGAGAATTTCTGGGCTAATTTGGACCGTAATAGCTTCCGATACATCCAAGTCTCCAACGATTCACTAACCAAGAAGATATGGATTACCTTACCAGCAGGTAGCCAATACACTGTATTACATGCTGACTATGGAGATGGACTGGATCCTAAGCACATCAAGTGGGCTAAGTGGACATTCGATGCACAAATGTATTGTACTTGTCTAATCGAAATCAATAAGCTGATTTTGGGTGCAGTAGACCCATCTGGGACTGGAATTCCCCCAAATGCTAAGTGGGGGACTTACTACATTAATCCAAAGAAGGCAGGTCATTACGATACTTACTACAATGGAAGTGTTAAGATTCCTAATCCCACGATTCGTACAGCACTACTCGGAGAGTAAACATGCCAAAAGGAGCTGTACTCAGTGAGGGTAGTTCAGGCGATAATATCACTCACTTCGCTGCATTGCGTATTCGTGCGACAGGAAATGGCAGCGCATTAGAAATGAGAATTCTCTCATTAGATGACATTAAAGTTAAGAATCTAGTCTATCTTCCATTGGCATTAACTGGTCGAATCTTTCAGACTAGAATCATTAATTTCGTAGAACAGAGAGCAAGTCTGGAATTTAAGACTCAGAACTTTGGCGAGAAGTTCAGAATCCGTCGTATCACGGTTTTCATGAAGGAAATAGCTACTTCGCATCCGGGTAATTAAGTGGCGTACAAACCACCAAGAAAGCCCCCACAATTTGCGGATTTAGTCAGTGTCTTAGCTCAGTCTAAGTCCATCGATCCAGCATTATATCAGACAATTCAAGAAATTATCAATAGATTAGACCAGTTTATTACTGGTGAATCGATTACTAGTGCAACACAGGCGGCACAAGGTATTATTCCCGGTAGTGATAATGGTGGAGGATCTGGTACAGGACCACAGGGACCACCCGGACCTCCCGGACCTATTCAACCATTAAATGAAACATTCATTACAGTCAATACTGAAGCTACATTAGCTAATCATCGTAGGCTGGTAGCTGGAACTAATGTCACATTAAATACAGCTACTCCCGGTCAGATTATAGTACACGCGGCTGGGGGATCTGGTGGTGGGCCTCACGCACCCACACATGAGCCGGGTGGCATAGATCCCATGACAGTGGATGCAATTCCCACTGTAGGATCTTTAAGAACTCTAGGAACTGGACCTAATCAAGCTAAACCGGGTAATGCAGGACCGGGACCACATGCTATCACTCATTCTGCTGGAAACATTGATCCAGTTACAGTCACCAATTTAGCTGGATATCCCGGCGGTACAGTTAATTTTCTGAGAGCAGATGGAACATTCGCACCCCCTCCCGGCGGAGCAGGCGGTGGAATGAATCTGGACTATCTGGGTGATTATGTAACGAGTGTATACAATGATGGTGATATCGTTATTGGTCCGGATGGCATTGCTTATATGTGCGTGGTGGATGGTACTACTACTCCTCCAGAGCCTTGGCCGGGGGTAGGAATTGCCATCAATCCAGCTGTAGATGCCACGTATTGGACTGTATCCCCACATCCTCAGTTAGTGAATGAACGCGCACTCAGTCTGCTGGCTAATGGATACGTTAAAAGTACAGCAGGTGAACCATCAACTGTAGCAATTATTCCAGTCAGTGAGGGTGGGACGGGGGCAACTACTCCATCGACGGCACGGACTAATTTGGGTATTGGAACTGTAGGACCAATAGACCTGAATGGAGATGCGCGATATTTCCTGAATGGATTTGGACAGTGGGCAATCCCACAGATTCCATCGGGATTTATTGTTTTAAGTGCAGGTCCATGTCCTATCGGTTATACGAGAGTCAGTCAGGCTGACGGTTATTTTCTAGTAGCCAGTCCCACATGGGGATCAGTCGGCGGTGCTAATACTCATGCGCACACATTAAGTGGAACTGTAGCTTCACACGCACATGGATTAGCCGCAGCTACCATGCCAGTCCACAGTCATGGTGGAGCTATCGGAAGTAGTGGAACTAGTGGTCCAGCAGGTGGTCACTCACATGGGGTAACTGCCTCCGGATCAGGTAGTACAGGTAATGCTCAGGGTGGTAGTTCGGGAGCTGATGCAGGTGGTAGTTTCACTGCTTCAGCCACAAATCATTTCCATGACTTTAGTGTTAACGTAGCTGGTGCTACTGATACAGTGGGTGATCACTCACATTCAATCAATGTGACTGGATTCATTCCAAATGATGGTGGTCAGGCTATTGGTGGAACTACTGATGCGGCTGCACCGGGATTAACTGGAGCAACAGATGTCCAGTCTAATGTTCCAGTGTATTGGACTACTATTCTCTGTTACAAGGATTAACTATGATTCTACGATTTAATGACGATTTAGGTAAGAGACATTTTGAATTCTGTTTCGTTGGATTTGTTCTTGGTGGTAGTTTAATAGAGAAGAAGGGATTAACTATCCTTCGTCGTGAAATGGGACTATTTGAGAAGTTAGAAGCTATCAGTGAATTGAAGCCATGTGGTAAGAAGATGCCAAATGGTGAGCCTGAGAGACAACTAGTCGATGGTGTGGAACTTAAGATAGATATGATTGAATTTGATATGTTGTATAACTATATGACTATGGTTCCTTGGCAGTCAGGTACACCTACTAGACACGCGCTCGAATGCATCGACTGGCTTCTTAACGAGAGTAAGAAACAGTAATGGCTACACCTGATCCAGCTACAACTGAATGGGTTCCTATATGGAATCCTATGAATGCGGGTCCAGTAGGTCCAACTGGTCCACAAGGTATTCAGGGACCAATAGGTCCACAGGGTCCAACTGGTGCAGATAGTACAGTACCGGGACCACAGGGTCCACAAGGAATACAAGGGCCAATAGGACCGATAGGACCAACAGGAGCTACAGGTGCAGATTCTACAGTTCCCGGTCCACAAGGACCACAAGGTATTCAAGGACCACAGGGAATTCAGGGTGTTAAGGGAGATACTGGGGATCCTCTTACTCCACATCATACATTTCATGAGCCGGGGGGATCTGACGCTCTGGTAAATGCTGCATGGACTAATCTAGCTAATACATTCACTGCCCCACAGACTATATCTGGATATAGTTATGCTGAATTAGATCTTACAGATACTCAAGTTCCTATCACGTATAGAATTCTGAACTATCTGAATTCGCTTCAGGTGTGGATTGGTGGAGTTGCATTATTTGTACTGAACAGTGCAGGTGCTCTTCTTATTAGTGGTTCTTACTTTGAACGTAATCGTGCAGTAGCAGTAGGGGATTGGATTCCTTCTACATCTTACTTACTTCCACCTTGGTCTGGAGTACATCAGTATTCAGTAGTTGGTACGACCGTACATTGGATAACTTATGTTTCTGGATCTGTTACTAGTCTTGGTGCAATAACTCTTAATTTACCGATTACCCCCACTATTAGTTTTGTTAGCATTTTTACTTATAATCAGGGTGGTGCATGGCTTGTTGGTGTGGCAGCATTTAGTGCTGGACTGGCTAAAGTAGATTTATTTCCTGTAGCTGGTACCTTTAATGGATCAGTTATTTTGGCACTTGATTGTTCGATTCCAATATAGGTGATATATGGCTGATACTTCAACAGAACAGATGGCATTGACACGCGATGTTCTACCTGGTGGATTCATGGAACGAGTGACTGCTACTATGGCCCGTGTATGTAGTACCATATTAACGGAACCAGCTAATACAGACTATCATACGTTGAGAGCAGCATATGCTCAAAAAGTATCACAATATCCTCAACAATCAGCTACTCAGGCTGGTCCACAAGTAGTGATGGGAGTCAATGTGGTCGCTGCAACTACTTACGATCCCACCACTAAGACATCTACTTGTACGATCGCAGATATTGACTTAGAGTCGCAGGTTCGCACTCTTTGGAATGCACTGGCAGGTATTGATACGCCCTCGTAGCCATGATCCGAGCATTCACTCCTGACGATGTAACTGAATTAGAGAGACTATATCACCTATATTTTGAGGAAACTAATGATTTGCCTAATTTCCTCAATTTCATCTGTGCATTCGTCGTAGAGGATGAACAGGGTGTAGTGTCATTTGGTGGAGTTCGGGCAATTCCTGAGATTATAACCGTTACTAATATGACACGAACTCCATCAGAACGAATTCAGGCATTATATAACCTTCTAGATGCCTCTATCTTCGTATCCCAACGATGTGGATACCAGCAATTATACGCTTGGAGTCAGGGTTCTAAATGGACCAAAAGAATCATGAAAAATGGGTTCAGACCCTCAGATGGTCAATCGTTAATTCTTGATTTGTAGAGGCTATTATGGGTAAAGACAAGAGTCCTAAGAAAACTTCACAGAATGTAATTCAGCAGCAGACGGCTAACTTTGATGCTGCTCAGAAACCTATCGTGGAGAATGCTCAGTACAATCTGGGGCGTTCATCCGAGACTAACTATAATGACTATAATGACATGATGGATCGATATCGTGCCATAGAGTCAGGTATTGCTGGAGGTGGGGGTGCAGCAGGAGGTGGTGGCGGGGGTGGTGGTGCATTTGGTATCACAGCCCGTACCATGAATTATAATGACCCATTTTCCTCATATAAGGGATATGAGGACTTCAGTAAAAATGGTGGATATTCCCCCCAAGATATAGCTAATCTGCGGGCGCGTGGAACTAGTCCAGTTCGTGCTGCATATGCTAATGCTGAACGTGAAATGGGCAGACAAAGATCATTACAGGGTGGATACTCACCTAATGCATTTGCCGCACAAGCTAGAATGGCTCGTGAACAGAGTCAGGCTGGTGCAGATGCTATGCAGAACGTCGAAGGTGGTATCGTAGCTAATCGTAATCAGGGCCGTCTTGCAGGATTGGGTGGAATGTCAGACATTGAGAAACAGAGATTAGCTGCTGACATGGAAATCCAGCAATACAATAACAATGCCCTGATGGCTGCTGATCAGTCTGCCTCTAATGCGTCCGCGTCTAATGCGGCAGCTCAGGCAGCGTACAATCAGAACAATATTGACAATCAATTCCAAGCATTATCTGGGATGCGGGCAACATATGGTACCACACCGGGCTTAACTGCAATGTTTGGCGATCAGGCCCAGAATGCAGCTAATGCAACTGGTAACTTTGGCATTGGTGCCATGAATGCTAATAATAATGGTCAAACATTACCAGGTCAATTTGAGCAGAACATGAGCCGGTTCCAGCAAGGTGCTAATCTGGCTGGTCAGGTTGGTAATGTCCTTTCTGACTATCAGAAAAAGAGACAACAGGCTCCTCTCCAGTCTAGACAGACTGTTCAGAATACTGGCATTATGCCTACGGGTGGTGGAGGGGGGTTGGATTACTAATGGCCTCCTATAACGTCGGTCAATTACGTAAACAGAACCTCTTAGACCAATATGGTGTGGGGGGTAATATTAAATATAGCTCCCAAAATCAGGGGGGTCTATTTGATGACCAGTTTCAGGGTCCATCTCAAGATGATCCACGTTCTAGAGGTGTACCTAAGTATGGTGGTCAAGAGCCTGAGCCTGATGCTGAACCTAGTATGATTGAGCGTATGCGCGCTCGGACTGAGCCTGATGAACCTGAAGAGGAAGAAGATCCCAACGATCAAATCCTTCGATTAATGCAACAGTATACCCCTGAAACTACTGATAGGGATAGACTACGCGCACTCATGGATTCTGCTCCCAAACGTGAGGAACCGGGTCTATTACGTAGACTGTCAGCATTTGGCATGGGAGTGGGTTCTAAGGATCCATTTGAAACTCATGAAAAGGTGATGTATGCACCTTATCACCGTGAAATGGCTGATTGGACGGCTAAGGCAGAACCATATTATAAGACTGCTGCACTAGAGAATCAGGCTAATACACAGGAACGTACATTAACCGGCAATCTACTTACGGCTGATGCTGCTGGTAAACGAGTAAAACAGCAGGAAAAAGCTGCCGATCAAAGATATGAAGTAAGCGTAGATCGGAATAGAATTGCTAGATATAAGATTGACCATCCTAATTGGACTGTAGATGCACGGAATGGGCCTACAGTCATGATGTTCAATCCACAAAATCCAAGGGAGAGTTTCGATACAGGCATTAAGACCAGATACATGAATGAGGCTGATAAGATTGAGGCCGAAACTCAGGGTAGGATTGATGTCGCGCGTGAG